CTCCCTCCATTTGGGATGATCAGTTCTCGACCGAGTTCTTCCAGACCAATCCGTTTGCCGCGTACATGGGCGTCGGGATGAATAACCCGATCGTCATGAAGGAGGACTTGGCCTCCAAGCGCGGCAACGGCATCACGTTCGAGTTCGTGACGAACCTCGGCCGTGGCACCATCTACGACCGCCAGCCGCTGCGTGGGCACGAGGACGTGCTCGGCGAGTACGGCGACAAGATCTTCTGGCGCATGCGCAAGAAGGGCATATCGATCCATGAGCTCGACATGGATCTGGCGGCGATCGACCTCCGCAAGGCGTCCAAGGCGACCCTCAAGACGTGGGCGCTGGAAGACGTGAAGTGGGAGACGATCGACCGGCTGGGCGCGGTCGGCGCCGACTGCGACGTGCTGTTCGCCGACGCCACGGCGGCGCAGAAGAACACCTGGGTGACGAACAACGTCGACCGGGTGCTGTTCGGGGCGGCGCTGGCGAATTACTCGACTACCTTCGCCACGGCGGCCGGCAACGTTGACTCGACGAACGACAAGCTCACTCGGGCCAATCTGTCCCTGCTGAAGCGTGTCGCTCTGTCGGCGAGCCCGCGCATCACGCCGATCCAGGTCGAGGAACGGTCTAACCGGCGCTACTTCGTCGCCTTCGCGCATCCGCGCGTCTTCCGCGATCTCACGGCGGACATGGATGTGCTGCGCATGACGCAGTCGAAGATCGAGCGGTCCGAGGGCATCTTCCTCGGCGGCGATCTGGAATACACCGGCGTCGTGGTTCACGAGGTCGACGACATGCCGATCTATGCCGGCATCGGTGCCGGTCCGAGCGACATCTCGCCGGTCTATCTGCTCGGCCAGGAGGCGCTCGGCTTCGCCATCAAGGAGCGGTACAAGAGCCGCGAGCAGTTGGATGACTACCAGCAACTCGAAGGGCTCGGTATGGTCGGCAAGTGGGGCATCAAGAAGCTCGCCTACAACGCAACGTACAGCGGCGAGACCACTGCCGCGAACGGCAAGCAGCGCGGCGTCGTGACCGGCTTCTTTAGCGCGGTGGGAGACTGATCATGGGAAATTTTTACACGAATGCTGTCCGTCATCCCGAGGACATCGGGGTTGGACACATCCGCCGGACGGTGAGCGCCGGCGCTTCGGGCTTCGACGCGGTGCCGGGCATCCCGATCGGCGCGCTCGAAGCGGGGGCTATCCCGCTGCGAGCTAGCGCCTATATCGAGACGCTGTTCAACGGCACGACGCCGACGATCACGCTCGGCACGGCGGCAAACGTCGATGGCCTCGCGACGTCGGCGCAGATCGCGCCGGCAACGGCTGGCAACAAGGGGGAGGCCGTTCTCCTGGGCGGTGCTTCGCCGCTCTACGGCATCCCGCTCGCCGTCAACACGATCTTCTATGTCAAGCTGACGCAGACCAACACGACCGCCGGCAAGATCACGGCGATCATCGAGTTTGTGAACAAGCGGGAAAATGAAGGAATTCCTTTTCCTAACAACTGATTAGGCGGGAGCTTCGGCTCCCGTTTCGCATTCCTTCGTTTCAACCCCACAAGGGATCACCGCCATGCAATTCACGTACACACCGGAAGCCGGCGACCCGGACATCGTCCGGGTGTTCGGCAAGATCTTCGAGGCCGGCAAGCCGGTCACCATCGACGATGAGAAGGAGGCGAAGATCGTCGCCAAGCTCGCCGCCAATCCGACCTTCAACCGCAAGGAACGGCTCGCCGATCCGGCGGCGAAGGCCAAGGCCAAGGACGAGGAGGTCGTCCGCAAGCACATCGACGGCCGCACCAAGGAGGCCAGGGAGGCGCGTCAGGCAGCCGAGAAGTCGGCAGCCGAAGCGGCGGCCAAGGAGCGGGCTCTAGAAGCCGCCCAGGCGCTCGCAGAGCCCGACGACGGCGCTTGAACGATAGCTGAGAGGACGCGCCAATGCCGAGGACGAGTATCGATCTGGCAACGCGCGCCCTCTCGCGGCTTGGCAAGGTGGCGTCAGGGCAGCCGCCGGCCGCCGAGGATCTCGACATCGCGCTGGACGGCATCCGGTCGCTGATCGACGATCTGCAAATCCGCGGCCTCGTCTACGTGCCGGATGAAGACGCGATCGACGATTCCGTGTTCCTGCCGCTCGCCTCGCTGCTGGCGGCCTCGATCGCCGAGGAGTTCGAGGCCAGCGAGGGCACGGTCACGGCGCTGTCGATGAAGGCGGCGCAGGCCGAGGCGCGACTGCGTGAGCTGCGCGTCGAGCCGATCGAGACGGCCGAGCGCATCAAGGGCGAGTTCTTCTAAGATGCCGTCGATCGAGTTTCCCGCCGGCACGCGACCGGGCCGGACGCCGCAGGAGAGCGGCGGCAGGCTGATCAACTGCTATGGCGAGCCGCTCGGACAGGACGGGCTCGTCGTTCGGCGGGTGCCGGGGCTGAGGCGCTGGGCGACCTCGCCGATGGGCGGCTATCGCGGCTCGATCCTGGTCGGCTCGACGCTCTACGCCGCGTTCGAGGGCGAGGTGAACCAGTTCGACTCGGCCGGCGCAACCGATCCGGCCGGTAGCCTCGCCGGTACGGGCAAGGTGTTCTTCGCGAGAAACAACCATGTCGATTTGGGTGTTCCGGCGCCGCAAGTCGTCGCGGTGACGGAGGTCGGCGCCTTCGTGCTCGAGGCCGGCCCGTCATGGGCAGCCTATCCCGACGGCGACTTGCCTGCGTCGGTCGCCGGCGTGACGTTTCTCGACGGGTACTTCTTCTTTTGGACGCCGGACGGTCGCATGATTGCATCGGCGATCAATGGCCAGGCGATCGACGCGCTCGACATCGCGACCGCCGAGAGCTCGCCGGACGGCCTGCGGCGCCTCGTGCCGTTCGACGGGCAGTTGATCGCCATGGGCGCGCAGTCCTTGGAATTCTGGTCTGGCAACCCGCCGAACGCGAGCGCCTTTCCATTCAACCGGATTGCGGTGGCGCAGCGCGGCCTCGCCTCGCCATGGGCGGTGACGGGCTTCGAGCCGGGCTTCGGCAAGGTGCTGGCCTGGGTCGGCGACGACAACGCCGTCCATGTGCTGAGCGGCTACCAGCCGCAGCGGATTTCCACCGACGATCTCGACCGGCTGATCGAGGCGGTCGCCGACAAGAGCACCATCGAGATGTTCTGTTACGTCGCCGGCGGGCATTCCTGCGTCGTGGTGCGCTGCCCTGCCTGGACGTGGGTGTTCGATCTGGCGACGCAGAAATGGCACGAACGCCGCAGCTATCTTGTCGACACATGGAGGGCGATGGGGAACTCGGTGTTCGCCTTCGGCAAGTGGCTGGTCGGCGATGCCGGCGACGGCCTGCACGAGGTGACGGAAGGTGTGCAGCGCGAGGATGGCGCGCCGCTCGTGTTCCAGGCTGAGGACAAGGGCAGCCGTGCGTTTCCGCAGCGGTTCCGGGTGTCGGAGGCGCATTTCGCGCTCGTGCCGGGCGTCGGCGACGCGTCGGGGCTCGAGCCGATCGAGACGAACCCGGTCGCCCATATCCACTGGTCGGACGATGGCGGCGCCAACTGGTCGCAGCCGGTGACGCGCGAGCTCGGCCGGCAGGGCCACACGCATCAGCGCATCTCGGTCTATCGGGCCGGCGTGACCGGGCCATGGGGCCGGCGCTGGCGCGTCGAGGTGTTCGATCCGGTCTATGCCGGGCTGCTCGGCGGCTCGTTCGAGGTGGGGTGATGTTCAAGCGTTCGCGGGCTGTTCCCTATCTGGTCGCGAGTGGTGGATTAAGGGGGGGGGTTAATCCACCGTCCCGGATTAAGGGGGGGGGTTAATCCCGATGCCGAGCGCCTCGAAGCCCGTCCGCGAGATACCGCCGCCGCGGGTGGCGATCGTCGACCCTCAGACCGGCAAGCTGACGAAGGAATGGTACGAGTTCCTGAAGGCGATCGCCGATACGCTCGGCGTGGTGCGGACGGAGATCCCGTGATGCCGAAGCTGTTTCAAGAGGGGAAGCGTCACCCGCTCAACATGCGGACGACGGCCGAGTTGCGGGCCAAGATCGAGGCTGCCGCGGCTGCGTCGGGGCGCTCGCTCGTGCAGGAAGTCGAGTACCGGCTGGAGCGAAGCTTCCTCGCCGACGAGGTGCGGGCGGCGGTCGCTGAGGCGATGCGCCCTGCCGTTGGGCCGCCTTCCGCTCCTGGTACGCTGTACAATTACGGCAACCAGTTGGGCAACCAACTGAAGATTGGAGTGCCGCCGCATGGGCCTTTTTGACCTCTTCTCGTCCGACAACGCTCAACAGGCGTTCCGAGGCTACAAGCAGTTAGAGATCCCGTGATGCCGAAGCCGAAGCGAGCCGGTCTGACGTTGAGGGTTCATCCGCGCTTGGGTGAGGATATGCGGAAAGCCGCAGCCGCGAACGGCCGTTCCCTCAACGAAGAGATCATCTTCCGTCTCGAAAAGAGCCTTTGGGAAGACGAGACGCGGATGTTGATCGAGGCGGCGCGAACATTGCCGCCGGCTTTGTATGGGCCGGTCACGGTCCCGCAAACGACATCGCTGACGGTCCCTCCCGCATCGTGGCCGCTCCCGCACAATAGGGCTGGTTCTCATGGGCCTTTTTGACCTCTTCTCGTCCGACAACGAGCAAGACGCCTATCTTGCGCAGCGCCAGGGCTACAATCAGGGCCAGAAGCAATATAACCAGTACGTCCAGAAAGGCCTCGGCGAGCTTAAGCCACTGTATGAGCAGGGGCTCGGGTACTACAACCAGTTGCCGCAGGAGTACCAAGGCCAAAACAAGTACATCGGACAGTTGGCCGGCAGGGGCGGCGGCTACCTGGACGCCTATGAGGGCGCGCTCGGCATGGGCAGCCGGCAGGATGCTCAACAGGCGTTCCGAGGCTACAAGCAGTTACCCGGCTTCGACTTCCAACTGAAGACCTCGAACGAGGCGATCAACCGGGCCGCTGCCGGCTCTGGGCTGCTCGGCTCGGGTAACACGCTCGGAGCGATCGGCGAGAACTCGCGCAAGATGGCGGCGGCCGACTACGGGTCGTATCTCGATCGCCTTCAGGGCATGGCGACGATGGGTTACGGCGGGCTCGGACAGGCGGCCGGCTTGCAGAACCAGCAAAACCAGTTCGGCGCGCAGTACGGGCTCGGGCTGGCCGGCGCGAAGGCGGGGCTGGGCACCACCTACGGCAACCAACTGATGGGCGCCTATACTGGCATGGGGCAGACGGCGAACACGGCGCAGCAGGGCATCGGCCAGGCGCAGGGGAACTACCTTACGAGCCTCGATCAGACGGGGGCGAACATCCTCGGAACTGGCCTCGGAATTGCCGGCGCGGTCGCCGGCTTCCCGATGGGTGGCGGTGGCCTTCCGACGCCCGGCAACGTGCCGCTCGGCCAGCCGCCCGGCTATAGGCCGCCCGGGCAGACGACGCTCGGCGGCTATGGCCTCAGCTATCTGTTCAGCTAGGTGACGGCAGATGGCGGATTACAACATCTATGGGATGTTCGCCGACTTCGGCCAGAGGCTCGCGGCCGGGCAACGGGATCGCGAACTCCGCGACACGTTTTCGGGCGGTCTGCCGATGAAGCCGGACGGCACGCCGGACTATGCATCCATGGCGAGTTCCCTCTTGCGGCTCGGGCGGCCGCAAGAGGCGCAGACGGCGGCACGGCTGGCGCAGTCGCAGGCCGACGACGCGCGGACGCAGACCTATCAGCAGCAGACGCTCGAGCTGCAGCGGCAGGGATTGGGGCTGCGCCAGCAGGAAGCCGAGCGACAGGGCACGCAATTCGGGCAGACGCTCGAGCTGCAGCGGCAGCGTGCCGATCTCGAACGCGAGGCGCTCGGACGCAAGCCGCCCGATGTGCAGCAGGTATTCGACGAGCAGACCGGGCAGCCGACGCAGCGGCAGTTTAACCCGGTGACGCGGAAGTGGGAGCCGCTCGGCGGGGTGAAGTCGCCGGCCGCGACGTTGCAGACGGCCGACAAGAAAATGATTTGGGATAGCGAGGACACGCTCCTCAATCTCGACGCGACGATACAGGATCTCGCACGC